CTCTGCTCCCCGCCCTTTGTTCTGATTACGTCCGTTGCCCACTCAACCGACTCGATCATTTCGTCGAGCGGCGCGAACGGCCAGATGGTCATGCTGCGACCAGCGACCGGATGGTCTGACCGTTGCGGCGCACCGCGTTGAGAATCACCTGTTCGCCCGCGTCGCTTCCGAGATAGTCTTTAATGACGCTGGTGTCGAATGCGTTGACGATCCTCACATTCATGGGCTTGGACATTGCCGCCGCAGTGTCTGCCCTGCTCGTCACCATTGCAGGTCCGCGCACAAGCTCCGGTCCGTACTCGCCCACGATCCCCCAGCGGCCATTCGGGATCGCACCGCCCTTGTCGAACATACCGGCGAAACTCGCCGACATGGCAGACGCTACTGCCGCCGCCATTGGCGAAGTTGCAGAGATTGCCGCAGCCGCAGCCCCAGGCGCGAGGGCGGGGCCGGTTACAGGGATCGCCGCCGTGCTGGCGTAGGCGTTAAGTCCCGACATCGCAACCTGTGCTTGCGCCTCTGCGATCTTTCCTGCAACGGCGGCTTCCATGCCGCCAGCGCCGACAGCAGATTGCACCGCTTTATAAGCGATCCATTGCGCGGCCATCTGACCTAAAGCGTTGACAATCGAGCGCAGCATTCCCTCCGCGAAATTGCGGAACGCCTCGGACAGATTGTTCGTGTCAAAAATTAACTGCTCAAACAAACTGCCGAATCGCTTTGTTGCGTTTTCGACAACGTCCGCTGTCAACTTCTCAAAATCAGCAAGGCTTTTTTCCGCAGACTCCAGCCATTGCGTCCAATAGTCGGCATTAAGAGACTGCAATTCTTTGTTGGTTTCCTCCGTCAGACGGAGTTGCAATAACTGTCTTTCTCGTTCTGTGATTTCGGTTGAGGCAAGGATTGCGGCTTTGCGCTTTTCGTAAGACGCAAGAATCAACTCTTCCTGTGTTTGCAAGCTGGCAAAAAGAGATTCCCGTTCGCTAATGCGCTGCTCTTCTTTCATACGCAAATCAGACAGCAAGCGTTCTCTGAGAGCTTGCTGCTCGTCCTGATATAGCATTTCGCTGCGCCCCAGCAATTTGTTGCGCTCTGTTTCCTCAATCAGCGTCGAAGCCATAATCGCTTCGTTGCGTCGTTCGTATGACTGCTGAATCGCCTCTTCTGCTGTAAGCAAGTTGGAATACAACGAATCGATCTGGCGGCGCGCCTGCTCTTTTTCAAACCTTTCCTGCTCAAGCGCGGCTTCTTTGAAACTTTCCAGCTTCTTCCTTTCGCGCTCGAACTCTTTGTCGTAAAGGGGCTGGTCTATGGCCATCGCGGCCAGCATGTCATCTAGCTTATTGATTTCCAGCGCGAACCGCTCGATCGGGTCGCGGTTTGACTCGATTAACCGCTGCGCATCGGCCCGCAATTGGTTTAATTGATTTTGCGCTTCTGTTTCTTGTTTAATGCGCGCGCGGATGTTGTCCAGAATTTGCGCGTACTCCAGAGCCTGTGCGCGCTGATCATCTGTGACTAAGAGCCGCTCCGTTTGAATGTCCTTCAGGACTTGCTCTACGGCGGTGAGATTTCTAGTTGCATCAATCTGACGCCTTAGTCCATCAATGTAACTGTCAAATTGTGTCGCCGCTTTTTTCCCCTGTTCATCTAATTCCGGGGCGGGTTTATTTTGACTGTTAGCAAACTCGGGCGATCTGCGCTTTTCCAATTCGCGCAAATACTTGATCCGGACATTCGCCAAATCTATTTCTTTCTGTATCGACTCTTTGCTGCGCGTGGACATTCCGCCAAGCACCGCAGCGGAGTCGTCTGATGGGATTTCAGATAGTGCTTTGTTAAGTTCTTTAATATCTGCGACGTAATCGTCTATGCCCTTCCACGGACTCATCATGCCGAACTTCTGAAGCGCATCAAAAAACCCGTCGGAATACTTTATGCCGACCAGCAATTCGTCGGTGAGCCGCTGTATAACAGGGATTACACTATTTCCAATTTCGTATACGAGAGAGGTAAAGACGGTCTTCAGCCGCGTTATGTTGTCGTTGAACTTGGTCGCGGCAACAATTGTGCTGTTGGAAAGTATTGCGCCGAACGACTGCGCCTCGTCTGCCGCATCCTTCAAGCCCTTAGCGCCGCCGTTTAGCATCGCAATCATTTGGTGGCCAGACTTGCCAAATAGCTCCTGCGCGAGGGCCGTTTTTTGTGCGCCGTCTGCATAGCTTGCAAACTTGTCCGCCACTTCGCCCATCAGTCTGTCGGCGGATTTGATGTCGCCGTTGGCGTCGCGAACATTAATGCTCATCGCGGAAAATGCCTTGTTGCCTTCGGCAGCTTGGCGCGCCAGTTTTGCCAGCGAGGCAGTAAGCTCCTCTGACGACACTCCAGACAATTCGGCTGCGTATTGCAATTCCTGGAGCGCGGTAGTGGTAACGCCGACCTTCTGCGCGGTCTTGCCGATTTCATCGGCCTGATCGATCATTTTCCGCAGTTGGATCGTAATCGCGCCAACAGCCACCACCATTGCGGTTGCCATCGCAGCAGCGGCCACCTTGGTGACACGCGCAATCGCATCCATCCTCGATTGCGCGACGTAAGCGGCCTTATTCATTGCGGACGTAAATTCTGTAACTTCGGCGGACAGCCGTACGACCAGTTTTCCAAGCGCCGCCATGTTAAGCCTCTTTACGTTTCACGCGATTTACAAACATTGCCTTCAACTTTTCGCTTGGCGAAGATTTCGGTTTAACCCCGTCTCTGCGAAGTTCAAAGAAAGCCCGCCACTCAGATAGCTCCCGGCTGTCCATTCGCGTCAACATTTCCCCTACTGGCATGTGCAAATGCTCCGCCAGTGAGAAATAGAATTGCCGCTCGGGCCGGGATATTAGTTTCCCTTTAGTTCCTCAAGATCGTCGTCTCCCAGACCATTGAGCCGCTGCGCCACTTTGCACACACGCTCCAGAGCCGCGCTCGACTTCTTGCCAAGCGCCTCAACGTCTGCGTCGCTAAACATCCGCCCGCCTTTTTCGTCCAGCACACACGCCGCCACAAGCCGCGCACGCATGTTCTGCATGTTTGGCTCGGTGCGGTTTCCCTTGCGGACGATCAGCGACTGCTCCCAAGAATCCCTCGCCGCGCCAGACATCGCTCCGACTACTACGTCACCACCCCACTCGGGAACGGATACCGTTTTAGTCTTGATGTCGTCGGCGGCGAGGATTGCATCACGGGAAAGTGCAGCCATCAGGAGGCGCTCGACTCAGTAATTGCGCCGGTAATTTCCAGCGTTACCTGCGCCTCGACCACGCCATCGACAGCACCAGACACCGAGAAGCCGGTGACGAATGCGTCGAAATCCCAGACGGTATCGCTGCCGTCCGTGTATTCGATGCGGAACATCGTGCGAGTCCTTGCGGCGCGGTCATCCCGCAGAGTCTGGTGCATTTCGTTGTCAGGAATGTAGTTGATGGTCAGCGTCAACTGGCCTTCGTCCGCCAAGCCCATGCGCTTTTCTTTGGCGAGGCTTGCAAGGTCGGTTACGTCAATAACGGACGCCGAACCGCCGGGACCGGAGAAAGTTTTGACCTCCGGGATTTCGGTGTAGGTCGGAGGACTGCCAGCCTCGCCGCGTTTGATGACGATGCCTTGTGCTTCGATTGCGTTGCTGCTCATTGTCAATCTCCAAAAAAAAACCCGCAAAGTGCGGGTCGGTGGTTACAACTCCAAAAAAAAACCCGCCAAAGGCGGGCTAGTGGTTAAAACAAACTTTTACGACTCTTCTGGTCTCTCCCACAAATTAAAGTCGATCAGAACGCGGAAGTTCTTGGTTTCCTCGTCGCGGTCGTCGAGGATCATTTCTGTAGTTGCGCGAAGGTTCCCAACTAGTGCAGCACGTACCGCGCTTGCCACCTCCCGCGCCTCGAGAAGCGTGGTCGCGTAGACTGCGATTTGCAGCCGCACGGCGTCCAGCCCGGAGTCTCCAGATAGCGCGACAACCGGCACGGTGCTTATGCGCTGCCATACGACTGCGGGCAGTTCATCGCCCTGCGGACGAACCAGTGCGTAGATTCGGGAGCCGACAAGCTCCGCAACCGCAGAGTCCTCC